GAACTGTCGTAAGTTACGGAAGTAACGTCGGAGTTTGTATCGAAAGAGTTGTCGCCAATGAGTGTTGTAGCAGGGGATCCTGTTGCAGGGTTTGTGCCGTGCATAACCATAATGTCAAGTGCACGAGCGAGCTTTGTCTCGAAACCATCCTGGAAGCCCTTGATGTAATCAAGCTGCTTTTCCTCGGAGCAACGAAGGAACTCGTCAGAAACACGAGCGCCGTACTCGATCTTGAGGGGCACGATGTTGATTACGGAGTTAGAACCTGTATGCTGGCCCTTTGCGGTGCCTTCTGCTACGAGGTTAGCCTCACCTGAAAGTGAGAACGCCATGATGTCTGTGCCGCTGAAAGAAATAGGTGTCTGTGCTGCGAGCTTTGCGATTGAAGACTTGCCTGCTGCGCCTACAAATACTTCCTTGACTAATTCAGCCGGGAAACCTGTTGATGTGAATGCCATAATGATAGCCTCCTATGTTATGAATTTTGTTTTATTCCGTTAAGCACCGACTTGCGCAACATTGTGCTATTGTCGCCGGGCTTGTCGGTCTCTGTTGATTTTGTCGGGATGGGCGCGGAGCCTGCACCGACTAACTTCTTGAGTGATTCCGCGTCGGCTCTGATCGTTTCCTCGTCGTCACCGCTAATGCGTGAAACCCACTCGTATGAAAGCCCGACCTCGTGAGCTACCCGAGACTTAAGTGAGGCCGTCTCGTAAGCCTTATTTTTTGCCGTAAGGTCTGCAATGGTCTGCGAATCACTTTCGCGAGCCTTCTTGTATTCATCAAGCGCCTTGTTTGCTTCCTCGAGTGCCTTCTGGTGATCTTCGGGACTGATATATCCTTCATATCGTTTTGTGGTTGCCTCGCGTTCACGCTTCAGGCGGTCCTTGATAATGCTGTCAAGTTCTTCCTGTGATTCGATTGCCTTGAATGTGCTCTCATTTGTTTCTGACATAAATTTGTCCTTTCCCCGATTCAATCCGTTCGGTAACGTAATTTATTAGTAACTAACGCGCTGCTTCTTGACTTCTTTCGCCGTAGCAGCCGCGTGAGTTGCAAGTACACAAGACTCCATGAGCGCAACTTCTATGTTGTCGTCAAGTGTCTTGTAGCCGTAACCGCCACCGCTTCCGATAGCCCTATGCTGGCAATTAGTCACGCTCTGCCTCAAAGCAGGTTGACCGTTGTGGCATATGGTCTTGTTCGCGATAGCAATCTCAAAGTCGGAGGACGCCTGTATTACTTCCTTAACAGTCGCCGCATTGATTCCCTTCAGCTTTTGCTCTTTGCACTCCCTTTGGAATGTTTCGAGCCCGGAAGCACCGTCTACGAAGGTCGCCTTTGCTTTGCACTTCATTAAGAAGTTGATAATCCAGTCGTTGCCGTCCCTCTGGTTCCTGCAGTCGATACCTTCAACAAAAATGCGCCCGTCTTCGAGCTTGATCGCGATGCTCAAGCACACGTTTTGACCGTCTCGCCCGAATTTCACGCCAGCAAAAATGGAGCCCTTGAACTTTGGCAAGGTCTCCACTTTGAGTTCGTCCCACGATGGGGCGCTGATTGCACTTTGCTGATTGTATTTAATCCACAAGCCAAGCCTTTGGATATTGAAGTCAATATCGTCGCCGTTGATTTCGTCCTGGATGATCCTCTCCGTGAGGATCGTTCCGAGTGACGGGCTGGTTAAATACCACGCTTCTTTATCCTTTACGTTTGTCTTATGGTCGACTGACCACTCCGCCCAGCCTCCGTTTATGGAATCGCCCTGCAGCGTCTTGTCGCGGTAGTCGCGGAAGACGTCGCCCGTGCTCACGGTGGTCGGGGGTGTGCCGCACATTATCGTTTGAGGGTTTTTAGAACTCGATACAACGTAATTGAGCGCGGTTTGCTGCGCCTTCGTGTATTCCTGTGCCTCGTCTATAACAAGCAAGTCATAGCCCGAACCAAGCGAGCCCGATGAGGTCCTTGTCCTAAAATCAATAACGGCACCGCTCTCCATTTCGATGCGTTCCTTGCCGTATGCCTTGTAAGTTGATCTCGGTCTTACGCCGATCTCATCAAGGCGCGTTTTCAAGCGCTCCCAAGCTATGTGAGCCGTGTCCGTTAAGTGTGCGGTGTGTAGGATATGTTCGCCGTTAAACAAGCCCCAGAGCTCGCGCTGCGTCAGAATTTCGGTCTTGCCGTTACGTCTTGGAACTGAATAACCAAACTTGGTGTGAGTCCATAGCCCGTCGTTATTTATCGCCATTATGTCGTTGAGCATAAGGGCTTGCCATTCCTGGCAAACATTTCCGCTTAAGTTGTAAAGTTGGACGGCTTCGTCCCCGTATGAGTTGTCATACGGCAAAATAACTGATTGAGTCGGGATCTGATTCCCGACTTTACTCATTCTTTGTTATTTCCTCCCTCGGTTTATCTCGTGATCTGATCGGCATGGTAATCACCTCACTTCCATTGTGGAGCACGCAAGCCGTAGCCTGCGCCAGTACGTTCTCTATACATTGAGCCATTGCGCTCAGTTATATAGTCGATTGAGCAACGACAATTTTCGTGACGTCTCCAGACGTCGTTTCCTTTGTCCTTGACGTCCGCATAATCGTATGAGCCCGCAACTTCTTCGCACCAATCGCAGCAGTTATACTCCGATTGTCTTATAACCATCGTTTTAACTCCGGAGCGGTACATTATCGCCGCGTTGTCCCTTATCGAATCGTCGACAATGGACTCGGAAAAATTAACGAGCTGGTCATAAAACGTCTTTTCGATGTTCGTAAACTCGGGGTTTGCCCTGAGTTCTTCAACTATTCCGTATGCTTTATTCCCGTCAAAGGCTGGCATCTGGTATTTGATGTTAAGTTTTGCGTCCTTGTTCATTTGCTCTTGAATCTGAGCGCAGGCCGTTGTCACGATGTTATGATCTAACCCCAATGACTTCGGGATAAGGTCGTCAAGGTCCCACTCGTCGATACTCGTGAGTGGTGCGTGCTTCCTCAGGACTTTGCCGAGGTCTTCGCCTACCCTGATCGCCAGCCTATTCGCGGTCGCATAAGTAGCGTCGCCGCTTCTTATCTGGGCGTATATCTTCGTGACCTGCTTATCACTATTTACAAGGCTGATAAACTCGTCCTTAATGTCTTCATACGTTAAAGCCATTATTCAATACCCGTAAGCCTTCTCATTCTGTCTTTGTCGATGTAGCTGCCGCCGTTCTCCAAAGCCTGATTGATCTTAAGGACACCGTCACCGATTGCAGAAAGCATCTGCGCATCGGGTTCGAATGTCGGGCGCCATGTCGCGATCGTCTCGAAAACTTCTTCACGCTGATAAGGGAAGTCATCACGGATGATTGCACCGATGTAGCCGACATTCTTAAAGCCTACGCTGAAACACTTCTGCGCTTTGCTTGCCGTAAGCCTTAAGCCCTCATGTGCTGCCTTGATTGCTTCAGCGCTCGAAGGGTTGGAAGTAACAAAGCCCAGATCGTCAAGAGTGAGCCCCGTTTCTCCGGCAAACATTGAGGCAATCGACTTCAATGCTTCAACGTGGGGAGCCATGGAACCGACCTGGAACTGTCCTATGGTCGGCTTGTCGCCGTCTTCGTCCTTTGTGAACGCAAGCATGGCGCTTATTGTTGCCTTCCACTTATCTATTTTTTCGGCATCCTGACTCAAGCCCGTAACGTATTTCTGCGGGTATGAATAGAACTCGCTCGATATTTCCATACGCTTGATGGTCCTCATTGCCGATTTAGCGTAGTCCATACAAGCGCGGCTTATTCTGGAATGACCGAACAACCTCTTTGCATCGGGTCTGTATATGATCGGAACGAGTGAGCAATACTTCGGTGAGTTGAATGTCTCGACCGCGATCGGCTTGTCGTTGCCCTTCTCATATATCTCAGTCCTTCCCGGTGTGCAGTAAGCCCAGCGGATAGGATCCTCGCTCTCGTTACGCTCAAGAACCGCGTAACCCTCGACCAATAACTTCGTATAGTCGTCGATGATTCCCGTCGCATTGCTGCCGTCGATTACTTGAAAGCGGACATGCTGCTCGCCGTTGATAACTTCGCCCTTTGTAACCAAAGCAAATGAGCAGGAAGTAATCAGAGCCGACAGAATAGCGTCGTCATAAAAAATATCGGGGTTGTTCTGGTCGAACATTGTCTGAAAGTTAAAATTATCATTTTCAAACTTGTCAAACTGCAAACGATCCGCAAGGTTATCGACCGCTTTGGTGCACCAGCCGTTTACTGTCGAAAGCCATTCAAGCCCCTCGGGTGTAGATATGCCAAGGTCAGGCGCGACCGCCTTCTGCTCGTAGTATTTATAACGCAGTTTACAACGTCTGCGCTTGTCTTCGAGTTTCTTGTGTAGATACTTGATGCCCTTCACTTTTTACCACCTCGTATTTTTTTCATAATGTCCTCGGCACTCGGTTGGTCGTCGGTCTTGACCACGCCCACCGCGTCGATGATTTTCTGCAAGGTCTGAATCGCCTGGATGCGCACCGCCGGGGAGGTATCCACGTCGTCACGAATGGCGATAAGTGTCTTCATATTTTGTTCGATCTCTTTATCTAATTTCATACGCACCTCTCGGGGCCCTTGCCCGTGTTTTCTTCACA